CCTTCTCTCCCTGAGACGCAGATCACACGGCCTTTGTCGCCTTTTCAAAAGCCATGACAGCCGACACAAAGCCGATCAAAGCCAAGAAAAAACCGGCCAATCGGGGGCTAACAAAAAAGCCCATATTGGGTTCAACAAAACCAAGAATTCAGACACCGCCGCTCAAAACTAAATCTCGAATCGCTGAGGTCGCTGAGTTAGCCGAGAAAATTGGCATGCCGCTACTGCCTTGGCAACATTACGTACTTGAAGATATGTTGAGCGTTAATTCTGAGAATCAATTTATTAGAAAGAGCAACTTATTGCTCTGCGCACGTCAAGTAGGTAAAACTCACCTTGCTCGCATGCGTATCTTGGCTGGGCTGTTCCTATTTGAAGAAAAGAACATAATTGCAATGTCCTCTAACCGAAACATGGCATTAGATACATTTAGGCAGGTTGCCAACACTATTGAGGACAATGACTTTCTAAAAGCGCAGGTAAGGCGCATTAGATACGCTAATGGACAAGAATCTATAACATTGCTTAACGGTGCAAGATACGAGATCGTTGCAGCAACAAGAGATGGCTCACGCGGTAAGACAGCAGATTTCCTTTACATTGACGAATTACGAGAAATTAGCGAGGAAGCGTTTAAAGCGGCTGTTCCAACAACTAGAGCAAGACCTAACTCTCAAACATTATTTACTTCAAATGCTGGTGATGCCTTCAGTACCGTATTAAATGATTTAAGAGAAAGGGCTATGGACTACCCATCTAAGACTTTTGGATTTTGGGAGTACTCAGCACCTTTGGCTGCAAGGCAGGATATTAGGAATCGTAAATTTTGGGCAATGGCTAACCCTGCACTTGGTTATACCGTAACTGAGGAAGCAATTGAGGAATCGATAGCCACCAACTCTATTGAAGCCACATTAACTGAAACATTGTGTATGTGGATTGACTCTCAAGTCTCACCTTGGACATTTGGCAGTATTGAAGCAACTTCAATATCAGATTTAATACTGCCGGTAGGTGCAATGACTGTTATGGCATTTGACGTAAGTCCAAGCAAAAGAACTGGCGCATTGGTCGCAGGTCAAATCGTTGACGGCAAAATTGCAGTTGGTGTGATGGAAACCTTTAGTAGTGAAGTTGCTATTGATGAGGTCAAAATGGCTAGTTCAATCCATGATTGGGCTATGAAATACCGTCCAGTTCAAATAGCCTACGATAAGTACGCAACCGCCTCTATTGCGCAAAAATTAGAGCAATCAGGTCATAAACTTATTGATATATCCGGACAAGCCTTTTATCAGGCTTGCGGTGAATTATCAGACGCATTATCAAATCTTAGGTTAATTCATAGCGGTCAACCTGAGTGGATAAGTTCAATGAATAATTGCGCTGCTAAGACAAATGATGCAGGTTGGAGAATTATCCGAAGAAAATCTGCCGGAGACGTAACTGCTGCTATCTCGACGGCTATGGTTGTCCACATGTTGAGCAAACCTATCTCAATACCTAAGATATTCGTTTAAATTGGTGATATAATTCTCTAATGGGATTTTTCCGCGATTTAGTAGGATTACCACCTAAACCTCAAATTACTGCGCAACTTGCGCCACCTGTCGTAACTGACCCTTTTACTTATTATTCTCAATTTACACCGTTTCAATCTGTAAGTAGAGATGAAGCAATTTCCGTACCTGCAGTTATGCGCTGTCGTAACTTAATCGCCACAACAATCGGCACTATGCAACTCAGCACTTATTCAAAAGCAACAAAAGAGGAATTACCTAACTTGCCTTGGGTAAATCAATTATCTAAGTCAGCACCTAACTCAGTTATTGTTACCGCTTTAGTTGACGCATTACTATTTTATGGGACAGGGTATCTAGAAGTAACCGAGGTGTATCAAGATGACAGCAGACCAGCAAGATTTGATTTTGTAAATAATACTAGAGTTCAAGTTCAATTAAATAAAAATAACACTTTTGTTGATTTCTATACAGTAGATGGTCGAGAAAGACCTATGAGCGGAATTGGGTCACTCGTAACTTTCCAATCACCTATTGATGGAATTCTTCATGCAGGTTCAAGAATTTTAAGAGCAGCCATTGATTTGGAAAAAGCGGCTGCAAATGCAGCAGCAACCCCAGTTCCATCAGGTATATTAAAAAATAACGGTGCAGACCTTGGCGAGAAAGAAGTTGCAGGATTACTAGCCGCTTGGCGTCGTTCTCGTGCTGAAAGAGCAACTGCATATTTAACTTCATCTTTAGAGTATCAAGCAACTTCGTTTTCACCTAAAGACATGATGTATAACGAGGCTCAACAATATATGGCAACACAAATTGCAAGATTATGCAATGTGCCAGCATATTACATAAGTGCAGACATGAACAACAGCATGACTTATGCAAATGTGCAGGACGAAAGACGTCAATTTGTTGCGCTATCTTTGCAACCTTATGTAAGCGCGGTTGAGAATCGTCTAAGTATGGATGATCTATCACCGAACACACAATTTATCGCGTTCGACATGGACTCAGGATTTTTAAGAGCAAATCCGTTAGAACGTTTAAATGTAATTGAAAAAATGTTAAGTCTCGGTTTAATAACCGTTGAACAAGCGAGAGAAATGGAAGAACTAAGCCCAAATGGAAATAATTAACTTTAGTGCAGATTTAGAGGCTTCAGAGTCTCGCCGTATCATTGCTGGCAAGATCGTGCCATTTGAAAACGAGATTGGCAACACTTCAGTAGGAAAAGTTATATTCGAAAAAGGCTCAATCCAAATTGATGACCCTAAAGCCGTTCGACTTTTGCTTGAGCATGACGCAAAATCTCCGATTGGGCGCATGAAAAGTGTAGAAGAAAACGACTCAGGAATTTTTGCGGAATTTAAAGTCGCTAATACAACTAAAGGAACTGACAGCCTAATTGAGGCAAGTGAAAATTTAAGATCAGGTTTAAGCGTTGGTGTTGAAGTTTTGAAAGGCAAAAACACTAACGGCATATACAGAGTTAGTGCAGCAAGACTTATGGAAGTCAGCCTAGTACAGGCTGCCGCTTTCTCAAGTGCTGCTGTCACTTCAGTCGCTGCGTCAAGCGCAGAGGCAGAATCAACCGAAACCAAAACAGAAAACGAGGAAATTGTGGAAAACACAACACCTGAAACAACTGTTGCGTCAGAGGTAGTAGAGACCCCAGCGGTTGAAGCCTCACGCCCAACAGTAACAGCACCAATTTACACAAAGCCACGCCTTGAGTTCACAAAGGAAAAATTCCTAGAGAACACACTTCGTGCACAATACCTAAATGACGAGGATGCTCGTTCATATATCCGTGCAGCAGCAGACACAACTGACAACGCAGGTTTAATTCCTACTCGTCAACTAACTGAGGTTATCAATCCTCTTTCAAATGCTGACCGTCCTTCTATTTCAGCAATCACCACAGCAGCCTTGCCTGATGCTGGTATGTCATTTGAAATTCCTAAATTGACTCAAGCACCAACAGTTGCAGAAACAGCCGAAGGCGCAGCACCATCAAACACAGATCAAAACGTTGCTTTCTTGTCAGTAGACGTTAAAAAGTATGCTGGACAACAAACATTTTCTGTTGAGTTATTAGACAGATCATCTCCAGCGTTCTTCTCAGAGTTGGTACGTCAAATGGAATTTGCTTATGCTAAAGCAACAAACGCAGCAGTAGCGTTAGCAATTCAGACTGGTTCAACTGATGGTGGAAACCGCACAATGTCAGCAGCAAACCTTCAAGATTTCATTGCTGATGCAGCAGTTAGCGTATATACAAATACTCTTGGCTTTGCACAAAACGTAATTGTGTCACCTCAGCAATGGGGCGCAATCATGGGATTGGTAGATGGTTCTAACCGTCCAATCTTTACTGCAATCAATCCTCAAAACGCAGCAGGTGGATTATCTGCAACCGCGATTCGTGGAAACATTGCCGGACTAAATCTTTATGTTGATCGTGCTCTTGCAGCAGACGCAACTGGAGATCGTTCAATTCTTGTTGTAAATCCTGAGTCATACACATGGTATGAGTCAAGCAAGTTCCGTCTAGAGACAAACTTGATTTCAACAGGACAAATTCAAGTTGCTTACTATGGCTATGGCGCAATCGCAACTAAGGTTGCTGCCGGTGCTTATGCTTGGATGGTTGCATAAACTTTCCTAAATAGGAATCACCTGTAAAGGGGCGACGGAAGCCTTCGCCCCTTTACTTTAAGAAAGGACAATAAATTGCCGGCTACATACGTCACTAAGGCTGAACTTCGCACACTACTTGGAATTGGAAGTTTATATTCTGACTCAGTAGTGGAAGAAGTGGCGCAGGCTGCCGAAAACATTGTCAAAGGCTATTTGTGGTTTAATGACTACAATGTAATTGCAAAAGAGTGCACAACAACACTAGGAACTTTATATACAGATACTGTTCATGCCATGAAAGTTGGCGACGTCGTAACGGTTGAAAATGTCGCTGCACACTATAACGGTGGAAACAAAACAATCACTAAGGTAACGGATTATTCTATTTCTTATGTTATTAGTCACGTATCAACAGAATTAAAACATTTGGTTAGACCTTATGGAACAATTTCTGCGACAACCAATGTTGATTACGCAACAATACCTGAGGTTCGTCAAGCGAGCGCAATGATCGCCGTTGATATTTGGCAAGCAAGACAAGCCAGTAATGCTGGCGGTATTTCACCTGATTTTCAGCCTTCACCTTATCGCATGGGCAATACTTTGCTCGCTAGAGTTCGTGGGTTACTTGCGAATCATTTAGCCCCTAACGGCTTGGTTGGCTGATGCCGGTTGCCGTTACAACCCTCAGGTCAACCCTTGCGACGGCGTTAGAGAACGCTGGGGTGTGGCAGGTCTTTGCCTTTCCACCTGCTACACCCATTGCAAATTCAGTAATTGTGCAACCTGATGACCCATATATTGAGCCATCAAACAATGTTTATACTGTTGCACCTAAAGCAAATTTTAAAATAGTAATGATCGTGCCAATGTTAGATAATCAAGGCAATCTAATCGGCATTGAAGATATGGCTGTTGGTGTATTTAATAAGTTAGCAGCATCAACTACTTTAAGCGTTATTGTTAACAATATCTCAGCACCAACAGTTTTATCAGGTGTTGCTGGCGAAATGTTGACAAGTGACATGTCCGTCTCAATCATGACAAGTTGGAGTTAAAAATGAGTGAAATTATAGACGTTCCTTCCGAGGACAAGGCTTGGCTTGAAAAAGTCGGGCAAATAACCAAAACAGATAAGCCAAAACCAGTCTCAAAGAAAGATGAGGAATAACCAATGGCTGTATTTCTAA